TTTCCCTCTAGTATAGGAATAGGACTTAGAACCCCTGGCGTCCCCCACACTGCGTTTTTAGCGTCTCCTGACCCCAAAGTACTTGTTCCTACAAATGGACTAGACCCTTTATCGGTTTGAATAGTGGGTGCAGAAGATAAAATTGATAATCTGTTTACTAGTGCAGTTGCGAACTCTTCGTCTCCCCCGAATCTATCGGGTTCACTGAACACTTGGGTAAACACATAAGTGTTAGACCAGTGTGATTCTAACATTTTATCTGCGTATATTTTGCGTGGGAATGGTAACTGACCGTATTGTTCTACTGACTTTTCGTCAATATCAACTAAAACTATTTCGGGAAGTCCTGATTCAGGATTGTATTCTTGAACACTATGTGTGCTATGTAAGTAGTCAAACCACGACCAAGATATGTTTTCTACAAAGTATGGATTCCAAATTTTAAGTGTAAATAGTAACCCGATTGTTACTAATACTGTTTTCCAAGAATACATTATTCAATGGTTGGCCATGCAAAAAAGAAAATGTATAAACATATTCCTATTAGTGCGAGACCTAATACTCCTGACCATACTGCAGACCAAAACTTTTGTCTTTGACCTTTTCTATAATTTTGTATTAACTCGTCTATTCTTTCACTCATGAGAATTTCTTCTGTATCTTTTTGAACATATAGTATATAGAGAGTCCGTAAAATGCTAATACAGACATTGATATTCCGATATAGATTAATTCTGCAGGTGTTAGGAATAATACATTCCAAACAAATTGTGCGGCTGCTTCACCGTCACCTAGTGATTCAGGCATTGCAAGACCATTCTCATCGAATAGGTCTAACAGTTCGTCATATTCCTCTTCGGTGAGACACTCATAATACTCTTCAGGACATTCTACCATTTAGTTACCCTCATTAAGCAACACTCCAAGAATCGCATGGTTTTTGCTTTAATCTGTTTGAGAAACATTGATTGTACACCCACCTGAAGTATAACAATTTTGTGTTAATGTGTAAGACTTATTTGTACTTCCACTCTGAGATAGGTTCAAAGTTGTAGGTTGAGTTCCCTGAAGTTGAATTTGAGAATTATGATTCCCAGTACCTGTTTGTGATATAGTGGTATCTGATGCAGTTGCACTTCCATAAAAGTAAGTGTGATTGTAGTGTGTTCCAGTACCTGATTGTAGAATATCATGTTCTACTTGACTTGAATGAATGTCTAGGTTATGTGTATGGTCTCCACTTTGTTCTACTTCAACAATATTACTGTTACCCCATATGTGTCTTCCATATGTTGCACCACCTGACTGAATAACGGTTTCACTATTGTTTGTACCGTCAACGTCTCCACCCCAAGTTTTTCCTGAACCCCAATATGAGACCCAAGAAATAGAGTTACCATTTCCTGATTGTGATAAATCAAATGAGTTACCACTATGTGCAAAAGAAAAGTCGATAGTGTTATCATACCCAATTTGAGTAATGTCTATATCAACAGTTCCTGATGCAACCTGTTCTATATGGACGTGATTATGACTATCGTCTGCCCATGCAAACGAAGGTATCAACATTAAAATTAATAAAAGTTTGTTCATTTATAAAATCCAAAATAATATAGCCGTGAATAAAACTCCTTTGCCGAATGCGAACCATAACATATGATAATCATCTATTCTCATCGCATTCTGAAAACCAAATATTTGGTCTTCATGCCATATACGAAATTTTCTTAACAACTCTAACATATTTACTCCCTAGTTAGTCTGTGTAATGGTTATATTTATAGACGAACCATCACCCACCTTAATTAGTGACTCCTTTTCGTCTGTTATGGTTCTAATACTTGCTTGTGCAAACATAGGAATTCTAATAGAAATGATTCCATTTACTTCCCTGTAAAACCATATTTGACCAATTCCCTTATCTATAATTGTATTATATTGAGAATCTTTATCAAAACCTGCAACTGTTCCTTCTAAACGAACACTTCCAAATTTTTGGTCTTGTTCTACATCTATACCAACTTTTCTATCAATGTCTAAAACGACATCTAATAAGTCTTGGAGAAAATCAACTTCTAATAAATCTCTATCTAACTCTGTATATTCTAGCTCATCATCTTCAAAGTAATCTTCCTCTAAATCGGTAAATTCTAAGAAGTCTACATCTAGAATATTGTTAGCGTCATTTTCTCCACCACCCTGTTCTTCTGCAACTTGGTCACTAACCTCTTCAGGTGGATTGACAATAAACATATTATCAATCATATTAACGTCTATTCCATTTACTGTAACAGGTTTAGTTGGTGAGTCGTCAAATGTAGATACCATTGTTGCTTGATATGCTTCATCAAGTATAACTTCTCCACCTGCATTTGACACTACAATTACTCCCGAAGGAGAACCCCATTTATCTGGCAAAAGTATAATTAACGAGCGTCCGATTTCGTCAATAGAAGTTGTGAAATCTGTGCCTCTAACTGCGATTGTAGCAGTTGGAGTTCTTATATCAATATTCGCTTTGTTAATTTTTCCACCAAAACCCGATGCAAATCGAGCGGTGCCTTGTGCCATTCTTAATGACATCTTTGAGAGTGACGGGTCGGGGTCATAATAAACCTCGTCAATCCAAACTTTAGAATGTTCGGTTAGTGAAAGTTCTTCAGAACCTTCAAACTGAATTTTCATTCGTCCATTTTGTGTTTGTGCTGTGTCATACATCAACACATCAGGTTTTTCACTGGCAAGTAGAACGGTTGTATCCCCGTCTCTAGTTAGACCAGCATAACCTTTTTCCTCAATAATTTCACCAATCGGGTCTGATGCATAGACCGACCCGACTAGTAAAATATTAAGAATCGTTATCGTCTTTTTGAACGATGTCGATATTGCCATTAGAAGTCACGAAAGATACGTCAATTATACCACTACATGATTGACCTGAAGGACAACCTGTATCTGAACCTGATTTCTGAATGATGTCTATATCATTACTTGAACCAGTTAAAACGGCTTTAATAGAGTTATCAGTTGCATCCATTTGTAAAGTGTTAATGTCGTTACTGTCACCTGTAATTTCCCAGTCCCAAACTGCGTTATCACTATCTATTTTTGTAGTGAACACGTTTGAATCACCGTCTAAATCCAAGTCCCAGTTAAGATATTCTGCAGATGCATCATATCCAATATCAATATTGAATGAGTTTGAGTCACCAGCAATAACACCTAACATATTAAGGTCGTCAGCAGAACCTTGATACCCTATATTCCAATCCATAACATTTGAGTTACCAGTAAAGGTAAGACTAATGTCTGCATCGTCAGCGAGCATAGGCCCATATAACTTGTTACTGTCACCAGTTTGTACAAGTGTGAAATCAACATTTGCACCAGTAAGAACCATGTCTATAGATGTACCTGAGAAATCATCTCCACCTACTTTGTTGCCATAACCTTTCTGAGTGAAATTCAATACGAGCGCAGTACCTGACTGTTGCAACCAAATTTCGTTATCGTCTGCTCCTGCAAATAAACCTGCAGGTATAAGACCTAATGTTAACATAATGAGTAATAATTTATTCTTCATTGTTGTTTTCCTCTGTAACGAGAACAAGTTCATTTTCGTCTAAAAAGTCTGACACTTCCTCTTTTATTTTAGATTCAGTTATCGGCCAATTTATCTTCCAATATCCTCTCTCATCACCTTGATAGATTAATTCAAGAACAGCAAGTTCAATCGCAGAACGAGTTGCTTTCGTAACTCCTTCGTTGGTTGCTACACCGTCCTCTATTTCCACAAGTTTCGTATCCATATCAACGAAACGGAATACATCATAACCACCACCAGTCGATAAAATTGTCTTAGTGGTCTGTACATTAAGTAAAATTTCACCAGTAAGTGTTGATATTCCTCTCAGACTTACTGTTACAACATCTCTTCTATATTGGTTTGAAGCACCGATTCCTAAATATCTTGCGCCTCGGCCACCCGATTCAATGTTGGTATCATATCCAATAATCCCACCGTCAAGTAGGATTCCTGCAAATAAGAGTGGTTGAATTCCCGTGGGTGCATCTTCATTCCCCTCTTGATTCGCAAAATCTTCTCTTGCAGAACGAACAATTTGCCTTTCTCTTACAAGTGCATCTAGACTTGTACGTTCTACTACTCTGAACCATGTTCCTTGTCCTGCAGTTTTAAGTGCATCGATAAGAAATGATTCACCACCTTGTGTTACTGCAGTTGAGAAAGAAGCGATTCCATCTTTGCTCTTACGTTGTCCTGTTTTATCCAAGAATCCGTAAACTGCAACAATAGGCATTGTTTCTGCAGGTGGTAATTCTAATAATTCTAAGTGTGTAGGAAGTTTTACTGCTTCAGCAGGTTCAATACAAGTTCCAATCTTTTCCATGATTGCAGTTGTACAAGAATCATTTACTGTTGGAACACTTGCACACCCAGTCGTGAGCAAGACCAATAAAAGTCCTACAAAACCAAAATTATTCATTTTAAAAACTACCAGTACCTACAGGTATATCTAATGTTGTTGTGGTTCCATCTTCTGAAACAATCGTTAATCTGATAAATTCTGCACCATCTTCTCCGACTAGTTTCTCATACGTTACCGTGTTTCCTTCAATAGTGAACACTCCATATGAAGCTGCTTCACCGTTAGAGAACATATTCTCTACTAATTGTTTTGCTATTTGAGCATAAATTCTACTCTCGACATTCCTTAAAAATTTAGCGAGCGTTGTATTATCCGCCTCTCTTTCTGCTTTCGCAATTTGGTCTCTTATGTCTTGAGCAATCTTATCCCGTCTAGATTTCTCTTGATTCTCAATAGTAAGATAATGCGAACTTTGTCCAATTCCACTGAAGCTTGGACTTTTAAATTTGTGTACAATTTCATCTGCCTCTACAGTAGATGCAAAAAATACGAAAAGGATTACCCATCCAATTCCTAATAAAGTTCTATCTTTTTTTAGTTTCATTCTCTTTTGCTACCCTCTTCTTATCGTTTTCTTTCATTTCTAGGACTACATCGACTTTCTGTTGAAGTCTGATGAGGTCTTGGTCTAACATTCTTACTTGGTCGATAAGTTTAATCAGTGCAAAATGTTGTTTCTCTACTTCGGGTTCAAGATTTTCACCAACAAACCACCAAACATAGTAAACAAAATAACCTAGTCCTACCATCATAACAATAGGAAAACCGTAATCTCCAATCAGTTGTGCCACACTTTCCATAAATTAATCCCTTCTTGAATCTATACTTCCGTCCTCTATGAAATTTTCAGCTCTTGCAACTCTCTCAATATCGGGTCTAAGTTCTAATGCTTTAGACACTAATAAATCTATTTTAATCATTTCGTTAGACATAACTCTTGCACGGTTTTCTAAAGAAGTGCAAAACATTGTGAGGGTTTTTATGTCATCAACTACACCTTCTAGTATCTGTTTGATAACAGTAAATATAAAGAACCCCATTACAAGACTTCCTGCAATCGGAGCTCCTACGTCACTTATCAAACTGAATATTTCACTCATGCCACTATTTAGGGAAGCAACTTAGTCAAATCGACTTTTTCAGGACAAAAAAAAGGGGCTTTACAGCCCCTTTCGTGATTGTATTCAAGTCACTATTTGTGTGAGGAAATAGTCTTAACTACCTCTGCCTTAGAACCACTTCTTTTAACTTTGATGTTGTTCTTGTCTGCATATTCTAGTAGTTGTACTTTAGTAAGTTTTTTAAGTTGTGCAACACTAGGTGTGCTTTTCTTCACAACTTTTTTCTTACTTGGTGCAGAAGATTTCGTATTTGATACGAGATATACTACTGCAATAACTATTAATCCTAAAATAATATATTCCATAATTTCTCCTATAATTCTATATTATAAACTATTTATCTTTGGCTTTACCCACGTTAAGTGCGACCCAGTCAAGCAGTTTATAAGCCTTTTTGACCAGTCCATCATCAACTGGTGTCGGTGTAAGAGCTGCAACTAAAGATGCCCCCATTACTAACCAAGGAATCACCTGTACCCATGCTATAACCCACTGAATAAATTCTAACATATATTTCTCCTGTAAAGTTATACTTACAGGTATATTTAGGTTTTATTCGTGCCGATTGTGTATTTAGTTGTTAATTTCCACTCGTTTTTGTCCTTGAATGGAATGATTTTGATTTGAGATAAAGGTGCAACAGGGTCTTCTATTTTACTCTTATCAAGTACTTTTAGTAGTTTCCACTGTTCAAGAAGTGCAATGATAGTATTTCTACGACCATAGTCACCCTCATCTATTGAAGTTGGTTTACCGTCTAATTTGAATAATTCTTTGAAGTGTACAATATAGTACTTTCCACGTTTGTGAAGGATATGACATGATTGAAATAGTTCGTTGTCCTTGCGTGACGCTACACCTATCCTAGATAGTGTCTCTCTTATCTTTAAGAAATCGTCTTTTTCGGGGAAGGTTATTTCGACCAGTTCCGATACTAAATCTTCATTTTCAATCATTGTTTTTACCACCAGTTTTCATTCTGTTTTTCAACTCACGATACTGTTTATCGGATAACACTTCCATGTATTCTTTAGCTCGTAGAGTTGATATTCGATAATACTTTTTTATTGTATCGAGTTTTTTACTAACATAAGGTTTTTCCCATTTGGAAAACCTTTGTCTTTTCCTAAGAGTATTTAGTAAAAAGACGTATTGAAGACGATTGTCGAGGTGGTGTCGATTGTTCATCTCGTTAATAAAGAAAACAGAATCTTGGTGGTAAGACAAAGATTTGTTTGCAAGGAATGGTTGATATGCTTTCTCTTCAACCTCATCAACCATGAGGTCTTTTTTGTCATAAGAGACTGACTTTACAAAGTCAAAAGGACTGCGTTTAGACATTACCCTTGTAGACCTTTGATATATGCATCAACTAGTTCTGCACCTTTTAATTTTGTTCCGAAAGTATGGATATGTTTTCCGTTTCTAGTTCTCACAATGATACCACTGTTATATGCAGTATCAGTTACAGTACCTTCTTTAGTATCTTGGGGTCTAGTGTCATAGTGATTACTACTAATAGAATGAATATGAATATACTTAGGTGTTTCTGCCCACTCTTCTGCAGCTATCAGGTCTCTCTGATACTGTACTCTATCGTCATATTGTGTCATGTATTGTCCCCGTCCCTGTATTTGATTTTGGATTTATCAAATAATCTATCGGCTTGTCTTTGTATAGACCTTTCGATTACTCCATCAAACCATTTTCTAAACCATTGTCTAATCTTACCCATTATTTGAATTTACACTCCGACATAATCTCAGTCAAACAAGCGACAAAGTTAATTTCATCGTCCATGGAAAATGCAGCTTTGTATTGATAGTCTGCAATAATTAGAACACACGCAGGAATGGAAGTTGGTTCCAGTTCTGATTCAAGTGCATTGAATAGTTTCCTGAATAATGTAGTGAAGTCATTGTCGGAATTTTGACCGACCCATTTTCTCATTCCTTTCCAGTTCTTTTCCTTAATCATATTTATTAAAGGTTTGAGTTTTTCTTCGTTTAAGGAAGATAATAATCCTGAATCAATTACACCACTAACTCCATAACGTTGCATTTCGTTTAGAACACGTCTAAAGTCAGGGAAGAATCTCATAATCAATTCTGCAAGTACAGCAGGTGTAGATTTAATTCCTTCTTGTTCACATATGTCTACGCACCTATGCAACATTTCATTTGCAAGTGTGGGTTTCTCTTTAGGACTAATCTTAAAATCGATTACAGTAGTTCTAGAATGTAATGCAGGAATGATTCTATTCTTATAGTTGCAAGTAAATATGAATCTACAGTTAGAGGAAAACTCTTCTATGAATCCTCTCAATGCAGGTTGTACTGAATCTGCATTGATATAGTCTGCCTCGTCTAGGATAACCACTTTTGGGCCACCACCAAGTGAAACAGTACTTGCAAAGTTTTTGATTTTAGTTCTAAGTGTATCAATCAATCGTCCTTCATCAGAACCATTGATTATGATATAGTCTGCACCAAGTTCATTACATAATGCTCTTGCGATTGTAGTTTTACCACAACCTGCAGAACCACTCAATAATAGATTTGGTATTTCACCATTTTTAACAAATTCTTTGAATTGGTCTTTGAATTGTTGAGGAAGTATAGTATCCTCGATTGTTTGTGGTCGATATTTTTCGACAAATAAAAATTCTTCAGTCATAGTCACATCCATTCATAATAAAAAGTCAAACAACCCCACCTTTGCTTGTGTGTGTACCACCTGTGTAGAATGATGAGACGGGTACACTCCCATGGTAAAGTCGAGATAGAACTCTTACCATTGCAAAATTATTTATACTAGGAACCGTATTTTGAATCAGGTTCTAGTGCAATAAAATACTCTAAATCAATATCTGTATTTTTAAAATGAGATATTCCTTTAGAGGATACTGATACATCATAATTACCAGTAAGAATCTTCAAGTTCTCAATCTTGAAGTTCATAGAATACTTTGTTCCATCACCTTGTCCCACCACTCGTGAGAATGTGTTGGAGGCTGCATTCTTCTTGTCACTTACAGTTAGAGATACGGTTGTGCCGTCTGACTCTAACACTAGGTCATTTACACCTAGAACACTTGACGCTTTTTGCAGGTCACCCAACAACGTTGAAGTCACCTTGAAATTAATCTCTGCATCAGGCATAGTAATCATTTTATCGGGTGCAACAACCATTCCTTCAGATGCATAGAAATATGCAAGTTTAGAATTATTATCTGCAATCGATAATGAAGACTCACCGAATTCAAAATCAGGGTCTTCCAGTAAACTGGTTGCACCCAAGAACTCAGGTAAGTTGTATATGGAAAAATTTGTAGGAAACGACTCACTTACAGTTGCAACTGCGAGAATATTTTTCATATTGGAAATCGTCTCTAATTTATTTCCTTCTTTAACTCGGATTCCCGAATTAATTGTTGAGAAGTTCTTTAGAACTTCCTTAGTATTATCACTTATTTTCATCACTTTGGTTCTCCTTTATATGTGTGTCGTGATTATATAATGCAAGAAACCCGTAATGAATTACCTTGAATAAGTCAGCACGATTGTAACCGTCCTTTTTACCGTAACGTTGTGCATACTTTAAGATATTTCCAATACAAAATCCCTCTCCGTGTCCACCATCCATAATAAACTCAGTTGCCTGAAACTTATCTTTGGAGTAGTGTAAATCGTAGGTCTTGTCTACATAAGAAGAGAACTCCTTTAAGAGTTCTCTCTCGTTGTATTTGTAATCGATTTTCTTACTCATCAACTTCATTATACTCTGAAGACACAAATTCGTCAACAGGGTTTTCTGAATTAAGGTCAACACCAGCGTCAATCTTAGTGTAGAGGTCAAGAATCGACATTCTAGTCTCTTCGTCAAACCTTGAAATACACATTGTGATTGACTTGATTTTGTCACCAAACATTCTGAATGCATTCACTATGTGAACCAATCTTCTAGTAGTAACAACATCATCTATCGCACCTTCGTAGTAAGACTTCCTGATTATGTCAGCCCAGTCTACAAGTTTCTCAACGAAGTCTGAATCGACAGAACCAGTCAACTCCATTTCTTTCGCAAGGATTGACTTCTCAGTTTTCACTGGTGGATATTCTTGTTGCATTGTAATCGCAAATCTCTCTAACATCGCCTCGTTCATGATTTGAGTCCCTATGAACTTTCCATCATCAGAACCTTGACCCTTAGTGTTTGCAGTCGCAACGATTGTGAAACCAGGCGCAGGTGTTACCCACTCACCAGTTTTCTTGATTAGGTATCCTTTACCTTCAAGAACTGATTGTAAACACATAAGTTTGTTAGAACCCAAGTCAACTTCGTCAAGAAGAAGGACAGCACCTTTTCTCATTGCCTTGATAACAGGGCCTTCCCTAAACATAATGTCACCACCTTGTAAAGTGTGACCACCCATTAAATCGTCCTCATCGGTCTCGATAGTAATGTTGACTCTGAAAAGTTCTCTCTTCAGTTGGGCACAAACCTGTTCAATCATTAAGGTTTTACCGTTACCACTCAATCCAGTAACAAATACTGGGAAGAAGATTTTGGACTTGATAATCCCTTTAACGTCTTTGAAGTGTCCAAAAGGAACATAGTTAGACATTTTCTCAGGAATGATTTTCACATTGTCCAGTACATTAAGTGTCGAAGTCTTAGCTGCAACAGGCATTTGTGAAGGATTATTCACTGCAGGAACTGGGGCAGGTTGGACACTAGGTGCAATCGGAGTCACATTTTGGGGTTCATAACCACCGTTGTAACCACTGATTACTGCTTCAAGGTTGAACGTATTCGCACCAACTTTGAAGTCATACCTAGACGACTTGACCCAATATGGCATACCACCAACTGCATCAAAATCTTCCTTGGTAAACGTAGTCCTATCAGGATACGCACTAACAAGTGTTGACAGGAATTCCTTCCTATCAGGTGTAAAATTAAAGTCTTTATCACAAATCGTGATTGACTCACTTCTATTATAACTTCTATCTGTCATATAATCTCCTAGTTTTAAAGTTATTTCTCATCATGTTTATAGGCTATCAAAAAAGTGGGGGCGTTGTCAAGCATTATTTTATTGGTTGTAATAATATTTTCATAGATTCTTTAATAGGTTTTGGATAGTTCCCTTTCCTATTCTGAAACTTATGTCTATTATAAACGTCCTCACCTTCGTTAGTCCAAACTCTAAATGCTTTACATTCAACTGCCTGTTCAGCACATATTTTTCTATTTGAACAATCAAATTTTTGACAAGGTGCAGGCCCCACATCAGTAATTGCATCTGCAAAGGCACTATAGTGTGGGTCATGATTAATGTAGTATGACTCATCAACTTTTAACGGGTCTCTAGTTCTCATTGTTTGCACCTGTAATTTCGTCTAACAAATTAAGGTCAACCTTTTCTAGTAAAGTAACCTTAAACTTATCTCCAATCGTTTCGACTAAGTGTGGAACTGAAACTCCTTTCGAAGTTGCAATATCTACTCTCTGAGTAAATTCCCTGTAGTCGTCTTTTGAAAGTATCGCTTCCATTATGCTATCTCCTTAATAAACTCATTGGTCAAAAACCTTGAAGTGGTTTTTGAACTCTGATTCTTTTTAAAAGCACCCAAGAGTTTTCTCTTAGTTGCACCTACCAATTCATCGTCCAACTCTGAGTCACCTGATACACCTAGTGCATTAGATGAGGTTAGGAACAACTTATTGTATCCTTTCACATTTTTGCAAATACCTTCTTTTCTGATTTGTCTCCAAGCGGCACTAACATCAAAATAAGGAAGACATCTTGCAAGTCCATGTAAATCTTGTTTTCTACCAAGAACAAAGTATCCAGTAACAATCACACCAGTCTCAGCAGACAACCATTCTAGTAGGTTCTGAGTTTGGTCGAAAGAAACATTCTCTGCATTCGAATCGTGGTAAAGATATGACTTATGAGTAAATGGGTCAATCATGTATCTTTTTCTATGAGCTCTCCAATAGTAATCATCGTCACTTTGTTGTTCATTGACTTCTTCACGTTCTGAGTCTGAAGTATCCATTATTTTTGAATTGTGAGAGAATCCATCAGTGATTACAGTCATGATTGATTTCTCGATACCGTACTCTTTATTGAACTCAGGAATCAAACATCTCATTGCAAGTAGACAATGGTCAAGTGGTGTACCACCCAGTCTATACCCGCTAGGAGTACCGTACCTAGGCATATCATACCAACCCGAACCATCATAATCTATGTGTTCAATTTCACCAAACCAGTTGTTATGAGCTTGGACAACTTTCATGAAACTTCTGTAGTTGTAGTTCTCAAAAGTGAACTGGTTCCAAATTTGTGAAAGATAAGTATGTGCTTTGACATAATCGTTAGTACCTTGTTTGTCTGAGAACACCTCAATCAATCTAGTGTAACCACCCCAGTAAGATTCTTCGTTTTTCTCACCCTCAGCTCTGTATGCATCACTGAAAAGATAAACTCTATGTGGAATCTGAACTTTTCTGCAGAAGTCAACCAAGACCATAGTTTGTTCTATAAGGTCAGCAGCTTCATTACAAATTGAACCTGACCAGTCAAGTAAAATCTGAAGACCGTGGTTTTTACCATCAGGAATGTAAGTTACTTTTTTGAAAATATCATCTACGATTTGATATTTTGCAAGTCTGTTCATATCTAACTTACCAGTTTTACCTTGGAAAGCGTGTTTACTTCTCATTGCAGTTTGTTTCATTTCAAATTCTTTTGCCATGTGAGAAACAATCTTTTTGTTTTTGTCTCTTAACTTTTTAGAAGACCACTTAGCTTTGACTAACTCTTTATCCAAATCTTCCTGAGACTTGTAAGAGTCTTTACTAGTAAAGTAGTTGTCAAATTCAGAAATCATAGTTTTGTATGGAAGGACTATGTCTTTGAAGTTGTCTTTTTCTTTGAACTTATCTTTAAGTAAAACAGTAGAAGATATAATGTTGTCTTCAGAAATAAACATTTCTTCATTGTTGTGTGCATTGTGTTCAGTGATTGACTCCCTTGCACCTTCTTCATCATCATACTCACCCTTGAATTCACCACCTTCTTTTCCAGTGTATTTTCTCTCAGGAGCTTCTTCAGGACTTTCGTCACTCTCTTTACCTGCAGAACCTGACTCGTCTTCACCTTCTTCAGTTTCTTCGTCGCCGTCCTCAGAACCACCCTCAGAACCGTTTAAGTCAGGAAGACTGTCCCAAGTGCCGTCTTCGTCCTTTTCATCGTCAGCATGAGGCATTGAATCAAAATCGTCACCATCTTCCTCTTCACCCTCTTCTTCATCATTTTCAATCATAAGAGTCTGAGGAACTATTGATTCGTCAGTCTCATCTCTAGTCTCATTTTCTTTAGACCAATCGTAAATCGCATTTGCACATTCTTCAACATCTTCCCAAGTGACACAATCTTCTGCCATTTGCAAGAAACCTGCCTCTTCTTTAGAAAGTGTAATGTTTACTCTCGCACCAACTTTAGTAATCAAGTTGATTTTGTCAATCAATGAAAGTGCATTTACATCTCTTTTTGCAATACCAAAGAAGTCCATTTCCATTAACTCATTGTATGCAGTGTAGAATGACTTCCTTAAGCCTGGATATTTGTTTTTGATTGCTTTCTCAATCCTCACGTCTTCAACAACGTTAAGGTATCCTTTAAGTGTTCTGTTTTTAGTCAATGCAGAATGAACACCCTCATATGGAGTATTCAATGCGTGACCAACTTCGTGACCCATGAACAGGTCATAAAGTTCGTTTGATAAATCTTCTTTGAATATAGGACAACAAAGTATCCTATTCTTCATATCGAAATATGCAGTAGGTACTTTTTTGTGTACTATAGTTAAGTTTTCAGTTGCCATTAGTTTGGCAAGTTGGTTTTTTTGCGATTTCTTATTTGTCATGATTATAAGCTACCATAAATGTTATGTCGTTGTCAAGCATTAATTTACCCGTGAGGGTTACCCATATTTGCCCAGTCATCGAGCATTTGGTCTGAAAGAACAGTTCTTGCAAAATCTATGATATTTGCACCATGGTCTTTATCACCAGTAAATTTAGACACTTTTGTCAAATTTGCAGGATTTAGTGCTTTAACAACGTCCATATCGGACATATCTGCAACATCAGAAATGACTCTGTCTATTGCGAGGTCTGTTGAAAAATGTGACATATTTAACTCCTTTTTTATTCTTTATGGTAATAGGCTACCACAAAAATGGAGTCATTGTCAAGCAGTGCGTATCGTGATTTTGTCTTTAGATAGGTCTTGGGTTCGTTCATCTGAGAGAATCATATTAGAATTCTCAGTGAACCACATTGAAATCGTGTGTCTAGAACACCTTCTGACTGGATATACTCCATGAAGATGATATAATCCTTGGAACAGGATTCCCTCACACGCATTAGGTTTGTGTATGTAATCTTGGTCGGGAAAATAGGTTTCTCCACCACCATAATTATCATTAAGTGTTAAGATAAGTGTCCATTCACGACTAGGATTTTCTTCCTTTTGGTCGTGTTGAATTTCCACATTAGAGTAAGTGTCTAAGTGTGGGTCTTGAACACCACCTATTTCCCACTCATTTAATGCAGTCATCTCAGGGTAAACTTTTTGATTTGAGGATTTGTAGATTTCCCCTACACAATCGTAACTTATTCTATTGAATATGTCTCTTACCCATTGTGTATGGATATGAAGTAAATCTATTGCACGGTAATCAGTACCGTCACCAATACTACGCTTGTGCTTGTGCGTTTGGTGAAAGTGTATCAGGTTCATCGCTTCCTGATTCGTCACTAGATTCGGAATCTTTAGCAGATTGAACGTTTTGGATATACTTTGCGAGTGCTTGTCGTTTTTCATACTCTAGTCTTTTTCGCCTTTCTTTAGGACGGGCTTTCATTGCACGTTCTAATTTTAATTTAGATGCACGTTGAAGAAATATAATTCCGTTTAAATGGTCTATCTCGTGTTGTACACATCTTGCACCTAATCCTTCAAGTGTAATTAAGTGTTCTTCTCCATTTGCATCGAAGTATTTCATTTCCACTACTTTACTTCTTTTAATCATGAGGTATATATCAGGGAATGATAAACACCCTTCTTTTAATAAATCTGTTTCTTGTGAAATTCTAGTAAGTTCAGGATTGAAAAATGCCTGTATTCCGTCTTGGGTTCTCATTACAAAAACTCTTGCATCGATTCCAACCTGATTTGCAGATAAACCAATACCACCAAACTTTTCCATTGCTTCTGAAAGTTTTTCTTCTATTTCTTTTGGGTCGTGTGTTGGGTTTTTAAAATCAAACTCCATAGGTGGAGTTCTTAATACCTTTGAGGCTTCTTCTACTAATTGATACATAATTTATTGTTGTTTTATTCCACTTGATGTCATATATAGTGCTTTACCTGCCCACCCACCTGCAGAACGAGTTCGCATTGTAATAGGCATCATATAACTATTTCTTCCATGTTTCCAATATATTTCTAATGATTGTGTTCCTGTAGCTCTTTTAACTGAAATGGATTTTAATTCTTGTGGTTTTGCATAACAAGTTGCAACCATTTCTTCATTACTAGAAACATCTGAAATACTTGAAGAATTTTCTGAACCAACTAACAGTTTATAAGGACAAGGTGTTCCACTTGCATTAGGAAATGTATAGAAACCAATAATATTTAATAAGTGTGCTAATTGTCTTGGTCTTTTAATATAAGTCGCATACTTATCTAAAATAAAGTTTCTGAATGGGTAATACATTCCGTCTTGATAAAAGTTTAAACTATCTTTTGCAAACTCCTTTCCTAGTGTTTCAAATTTTGCTTTAGAACCTGATTCAGTATATCTATCTCTTTTTATTGGATTTGCAATTAGAGCCTTATATGCATTTGGGTGTTTATTCTTTTTAATTAAACCACTTGCATACTTCCATGCAGAATCAATAAGTTTTTCCATATCTTTAACACCTGACTTATCTTTGTGTTTATGATATTGTGCAATTATACTTGCGTTCATTTTAGGTGTTACGTCTGACCCTGAAGATATTTTATTTGAATATCCTAAGAAAGTTCCGTCTGAGAATTCAACTACTGTATCTGAAGGATTCTTTCTATCGATTCCGCCTGGTTTTGCTTGTGGACACCAGTAATAGTTTGAAACTTTTGCACCACTCAAATCACTTTGAATTGCGACTGCGTTACTCTGACCTATTTTTATATCCCTTTGTGCAGTTTCGTCTTTATCTAATAGTTCAACAATATCTTCATAGGAAACATCAGAACCGTCTCCTTTTAGTACACCCGTTTTTCCACTTTTACCTGCAATCATTTTTTCCCATTCTATAGTATCCATACTTCTTTCTGATTTATGAATTAAAAAGTACATTGATAACACTTCATTTACATCTGAAGATGCAGTTGCACTTTTACGGGACTTCATTCCAAAGTGTCCTTCCACATTACTTTTTGTTGCACGAATGTAATAAGGTTGTTCTTGGTCGTCTATTTCTATTTGAAAAGTAAATTTCCCTTTTCCTAGTACATAGATTTCTTCACCTTTTGGTGAATCTGTACACCTATATTTTAATTTTCCTGGCCCTACTAATTGATTAATTATGTCATCTGAAACCTTTAAAGTATAGTAAGGGTTAAATGTACCTCTTTGTTGATAATTTGGAGATACAGTCATTTCACTCACATACTCTAAGTTTGGTTTCGAATCGAACCATGCGTGATTTTGGAATTGTGAGAAACTTTTCATATATACTATTTATCCTAATCGGCAAGTCGTGAGAAGTTTTTATACTTTTCAAATCGCAATACATTATTAAATTTATCATAAAGTGCCTCTCCTTTATGACTTATAATAAATGCATTTGTTCTTTCTGTCAACGTATTCAATAATTTTAAAAAGTCGTCTGTTCCTGCAACGTCCAGTGAAGAATCAAACACTTCGTCTAAAATCAACAAGTTAGTGTTTACTGAGTTCTTCATTCTTGCAATAGCTCTCCATGTAAATAAAAGTGATAAATCGATTCTCATTTTCTCACCTTGCGAGAAGTTATCGTATTTGAATACGTCTCTGAATCTTGATTTAATTGTTTCTTCGAATGATTCATTTAGTTCGAATCCAACATAGAATTCTAATTGTGCAAGATACTTGTTAATCATTTTGTTCATGATTGGAACATATTGTTTTATGATTTTTTGTTTTACACCTTGGTCTCTCAATAAGGTATTTGCAATATCAAAATAGTGTGCTTGTTCTGATAATGATTCTTTCTTAGATAATAGAATGTCTAACTTATCTTCATTGTCGATAATTTTTTCTGAAGTATCAGAACCACCTGTACCTTCTATTTGTAAGTCTTCAATTTCACCCTGAAGTTTTTTGACGTATTTTTGATTGGATACAATCTCAGTTTGGATTACTGCAATTTGTTTTTGAAGTGATTCGATTGCAGTTGATACTTCACTTATTTTAGCGAGTCTTTCTTCTGAGTTTTCGATTGTGGTTTGAAGTTGGTCGAGTCCCGATAGAAGTTCATTCTTCTTCGTCTCCTTCTCTGCGACATGAATTTTTTTATGTTCTTCATCTATTCCTTGTTTACACGTTGGACAATTA